CGGCTGGCGCGGCGTTCACGGTGGCCGGTGTCGAAAGCGTCCACCAGATCACAAAGCAGGCGACGGGTCAGCCCAAGACCTTCCGGGTTATCTCGGTGGACAGCAGCACGACCATGACCATTTCGCCCCCGATCATCTCGGCCAACTCGGCCCCGTCGGATGCGGAACTGCAATACAAGAACGTGGAAGCGGTGACCACTTCGGGCACTGCTAACATCGTGTTCCTGAATGCGGTCACGACCGGCGCGAACCCGTTCTGGCATTACGAAAGCATCGAGCTGCTTCCGGGCCGCTACAATGTCCCCGGCGATCAGGGTCCGAATATCATTCGCGGCTCGACCGATCAGGGCATTGAACTGGTCATGACGAAGTTCTTTGACACTTCGACCTACCAGACCCTCTACACGGTGGATACCTTTTATGGGGTGGTGAATACCAACCCCGAAATGAACGGCATCCTGATCTTCAACCAGACCTGATGACATAGCGGGGGGCTTCGGCTCCCCGCCCTTTGGAGTATCCACCATGTCGCTTACCCTTCCCTTCCTCGCCCCTGAGATTGTCACCGTCCCCGCATCCTCGCGGATCGCTGCCTATTCGGATGGCCAATACACTGTTACGCAGCTTCTAAATGGTGACACCCTGCGCGTTCCGCTGTTTTCGGGCGTGGGCGCTTACACCTCGGACGCGCTGGCCGCTGCGGCCCGCATTGAAGTCTCGGGCGGTGCTCGCTTTCCGTTGTATTACAGCGTGGGCGTGTCGGCGTTCATCACCGAACTGCCGTCGCAGATCACTCCTGGTGCGCTTGATGCCACTGGCGCGCTGACGGTTGCGCTGCTTTCGACGCGCATTGTCACTTCGTCCACTGCGGCTGCGGTGACTGCCACCCTGCCCACTGGTGCGGTGATGGACTTGGGTTCCAGTTTCTCGGTCAATGACAGCTTCGACTGGACTGCGATTAACACTGGCGGCTCCAATGCGTTCACCGTGACGGCTGCGACCGGCCACACGATTGTTGGCGCTGGCGCTGTGGCAGCGAGCACTTCGGGGACGTTCCGCACTCGCAAGACTGCGGCTGACACCTTCGTCACCTATCGTCTGTAATGGGTGAGGGCGGGCTTTGCGGCCCGCCCCACTTATGTTAGGGTAAGCCATGTCCGATTTCCCCACGATGGTCTACCGCACCCCCGGCCCTCACGCCGCCCCCAAGGGCACGTATGGTTACATGGGCGTTGCCGATCATGCTGAGTATGACGCAGCGCTGGCGGATGGCTGGTTTGCGTCGATTGCCGAGGCAATGGGCGGCAAGGCTGCTGCGGAAAAACCCGTAGAAGTGCAAGAGGTGGTTGCACCTATCGAAGTAGTGATTGCCAAGGAAGTACCCGCTGAGGAACCCGACCGCGCCGCATTGGAAGCCAAAGCCAAAGAACTCGGCGTGTCGTTCAACTGGAAAACCAGCGATGAAGTGCTAGCTGCGCGGATTGCCGAGGCGGTGTGACCACTAAGCGCGAACTCATACAGGGCGCGCACGCCGAGCTAGGGCTCGCAGATTACGTCTTCGACCTGCCTACGGAGCAGCTACAGCTCGCGCTTCGTCGGTTGGATGCGATGATGGCGGAATGGGATGGGATGGGCCTCCGCTTGGGCTATCCAATCCCCGGTAGCGTGGAAGGGGGTGATCTTGACGCCGAGGCGGGAGTGCCTGACAAGGCATGGGAAACGATTACGCTCAACCTTGCCATTCGATTGGCCCCGTCATTTGGCAAGACGGTTGCACCCGAGACGCGCGCTGTGGCGCACAAGGGGCTAAACATGCTGCTGGGCAAGGTTCTGCCTCCCGAACAATCCTTGGGCCGCATTCCGGCAGGCGCAGGGAACAAGAATTGGCGGTATGATCTTGACCCGTTCCTGCGCCCGCGTGGGCCGGAATTGGACGTTGGGCCGGATGGTGTATTGGAGTTAGGCAATGGCAACAACTAACCAACTTTCGCAGATGGAGACGCCGAACGCTGGCGACTTGTTGCCGGTGTGGTCTACCGCGAACGGCTCCAATCGTGCACTGTCGTTCAGCAATCTGGCGCTGTGGATTAGAGCCGCGCTGAGCAATGTTATCGTCTCGGGTTATGTGAGGGTGCCTGCTGTGACTGTGGCGAACTTGCCAAGCGCTACGGTTGCTGGTGTTGGCGCGCGGGCATTCGTGACTGACGCCACAAGCACCACGTTCCATGCGAACCCTGTCGGCGGCGGCGCGCAATCGGTGCCGGTTTACAGCGACGGGACTATTTGGAGGATTGGCTGATGATAGATCAAGTTTTTAACCCCGCATGGGGCAACGCGACTGTTGTAGCCAATGCTACGAGTGCGACGGCAGCGGTCAACCTGCCCACCTCTTGCACCGAGGTTGCGCTTTACAACACTAGCGCCACGGCTCTGACGGTGGTGTATGTCACGCCCTATGAGAGCGCGATTGTGCCGACCGGAACCGCGCCGACCACTTCGCTGGGGATGCCCGTTCCTCCGGGGCAGCTAATCCGCGTGCGCGTTGGCCCTGGCGCCAAGGTCATCCGCACCATTGCGTCATCGGCTGACGGCAACATCTGGATTATTCCGGGGCGCGGTGGCTAATGCCTCAGATACCGGTGCTTTCTGGCGTCTATGCCAACACATCACCGGAGTTTCGCACTAGCTATCCGGTGAATTTCTACGCTGTCCCGAAAGACACGGGGATTAGCGAGGGCTTCCTGCGTCCTGCATCGGGTGTTGTGCAATATGCCACGGGGCCGGGGCTAGATCGCGGCGGCATTGAATGGAACGCGGTCATGTATCGCGTCATGGGCAGCAAGCTGGTTCAAGTCTCCCCGCTAGGCGCTGTGACGATCCTAGGCGATGTGGGCGATGACGGAGACGGGGTGACGCTCGATTACAGCTTTGACCGGCTGGGCATCCGCTCCAATGGCAATCTGTTTTATTGGAACGGCACGACCCTAACTCAAGTCACCGACCCCGATTTGGGTGTGGTGGAAGACCTTGTTTGGGTGGATGGGTATTGGATGACGACCGACGGGGAGTTTCTTGTCGTCACCGAATTGAACAACCCCTTGGCGGTTGATCCCCTGAAATACGGGGCTTCGGAAGCCGATCCCGATCCCATCTTGGCGCTGCGGAAAATCCGTAACGAGGTCTATGCCCTGAACCGCCACACTATCGAGGTATTCGACAACGTGGGGGGAGAACTGTTTCCGTTTGCCCGCATCGAAGGTGCGCAGATGGAAAAGGGCACCTTGGGGAGGGATTGCGTGTGCGTGTTCAAAGAAAGCCTTGCGTTCATCGGCGGGGGCCGAAATGAGCAGGTGTCTGTGTATGTTGCCATCAACGGTTCTGCGGCAAAGATCAGCACGCATGAAATCGACCTCATTCTGACGGAATACACCGAGGGGGAATTGGCTGTCTCCACGGTGGAAGCGCGGAACGAGGGCAGTCACGACTTCCTCTATATCCACTTGCCTGACAGGTGCCTTCTCTATGACGCCGGGGCTTCTCAAGACTTGGGGCGTCCGGTGTGGACTGTGCTGCAAACAGGGCTAGAGGAACGGGGCCAGTATCGGGCGCGGTATTTCACGCGGGCCTATAACAAGTGGTTCTGCGCCGATACGACCGAGGCGCGAATTGGCTATCTGGTGGACGACATCTCTACCCATTGGGGCGAGAAGAACCGCTGGGAATTTGCCACGATGGTGATTTACAATGAGGGCCGAGGTGCGATCATGCACCAGTTGGAATTGGTAGCGTTGACCGCCTTTGCCCTTGGCTTGAACCCTGCAATAACGTCTAGCTACAGCTTGGACGGAATTACGTGGGGCAGTGACAGGGTGATTAACCTTGGGCCTCGCAAGCGGCTGGTGTGGTTTGGGCAGGGATTTATGCGGAATTGGCGCGTGCAGCGGTTCCGTGGGGACAGTGACGCGCATATGAGCGTTGCACGGTTGGAAGCGACATTGGAGGCGCTGGGGGCATGACCTCGCGCCGCTTGAACCGCGCTGAGATTGAAGCGATTGTCGGCAAGGATTTGCGGGCCATCAGGGCGTTCGAGCGTCTGCTTGCCGATGTGCAGGCGAACATCAGCGGCCCGTCAAATGTCGTCCTAAATTACAACAGCGATGGCACGATTGCGAGCCCGCTCCCTGTGGCGGTGCAGTTTCAGTTGGTTCCGCAAGACGGCACGGCATTCACGAGCGGCGTGTCTTGGGGCGTCACGGTGCTGTCTGGCACATTTACAGGATCGGCCCCCACGATTGGCGGGACGGGAACAGGGACGGTGCTGATTAACTCCGGTATCACCTCGCCGACTGCCACAATCGGGGTGACAGCGCGCGTTGATGGCAGGGGCTATCCGCCGTTCACGGTGACGATTTCCAAGCTCTTGGCACCGCCTGATGGGGGCGGGGGCGGGTTGACGCCTGGGGATAGCACCAGCACGCTCCAAACCATCACCGGCACCAGCTTTGCAGCGATCACGCGCGATTTAGTGGTGACGCTGCCAGCGGCTGTAACGGCTGCGACGTTGACGGCGGCGGACATTTCCTTGACCGCTGCCAGCGCTTCTCCTTTCAGCACGACTACGATTGAAGCGAAGTGGCAGCGCGAGGTATCGCCGGGAACGTGGGGCGATGTGGGGGCGGTGGCAACGTCTTCGCCTAACCCGATTGTGACCGTTGAGGGAAGCGACTTCATTGCTGAGGCGGGGTCTATCACCTGCAACCGCACCGAGACGGGTCTGACGCCCGCGACGCAAGAGACGTTCAGGCTGGTGGCAAGGATTAGCGCGGGGACGACGCGCAATATATTCTGTGCCGGGACTGTGAGCGTGTCGTCATGATCCTTATCCAATCCCCCAATGGTTTGGAAAAATGCCTAGTCGCCAGCATGGAAGGCTACGACGGATGGATTGTGCTTGCCAATCCCGCCGAACCTCCCGGCCCGTTCCATTATTGGGACGAAGAGGCGGACGAATGGCGGCTTGATGAGGAAGCGCAGGCGCGCGGTGAATTGCTTGCGTTGGTAAGCAATCCCGAGACGCTGGCGGACATGATTGCTGACATATTGGCCCGCTTGCCAGCGCCTGAAGAATAATGTAAGTTGCCCGCACTGAGTAGTTGCGCGGCCAGTGGTGCATATCGGAGACGGTATGAACGCGGCACGCTGGCTTTCCAATCACCTTCAAGCAAATTTCGCCATTTATGGGGATGCCCATGATTGGCTCATGTCGCTGTGGAATGCCATTCAGGTGTTTGACGACATGGCAGACGGGGCGCATCCCGACCGCGAAGACCTGACGGCAGCGATTGCCGACACGCTGGTTAACATGCCTGCTAACTTGTTCTTTCGCGCGCATTGCGACACGCTGTTTCCGTTGATGGCGGTGGCAATCCTCAAGTGGCGAGCGTCTGATGATGCCGAGCGCGAGCGCAAGCCCACCGAAATGAGCTACGCATGGCGCGCGGGGTTCTATGACGTTGTGCTGGCTGTGGTGCAGCTCGTTCACGGGTTTGAGGTGGCAAAGGACGCGGCGCAGCATGTGATGAACCTCTATGGCGAGAACTACGCCGACTACGCCAAGGAGTTTACCAATGCCTGATCCCGTAACTGGCGTTATGGCGGCTGTGAGTATCGGCGGCAGTGCGTTGCAATCCAGCGCTTCCAAGAAAGCCACGAAAGCGCAGACGCAGGCAGCCGATGCGGGTATTGCCGAGCAGCGCCGCCAGTTTGATGCCTTGCAAGCTCTGATGCGGCCCTACGTGGACGCTGGCGGGCCTGCCCTTCGCGGGCTGATGGACTTGGCGGGCTTGGGCACGCCTACCACGAATTGGACGGCCTATGCGAACAGCAACCCGGCGCTGATCGCAGCGTATCAGCAGCAATATGGGCAGTCGGCTCCTGTGGCTAGCGGCGGGAATGCGGGGACGCCCTACGGCCTTGGCGATACTGTCACTATGCCTTACGGGGGAGGCGGTTTTCCCGGCCTCGGCAGCATTGCTGGCACCCCTTACAATCCAAGTTACGGCTCAATTCAGAACGCATATGGCGATATGGAAGCTGCCATGGGTGATATGGCCGGGATCAACACGCCGGGTTATGGCGCACCTTTAGGTATCCCGAGCCAAGCAATCTTTGGCGGTTACGCGGGTCGCGGATACACTGGCGAGGGCTTGGCGCGGGATGGCATGATCTCGCAGTTTGCACCGCAAGGTGGTGGGCAATCCGTGCCCACGCTTGAGCAATTTGCGCAGCAATATTATCAGCAGAACGGCGGCGACATTTCGCAGTTCACGAATGACCCGCAGGCGGCGGCGGTTTCGCGCCTTGAAGGGCAACCGATGTTCCAGTCCATCGCGCGGCAGGGCGAAGACGCGATTTTGCAGAACGCCTCGGCCACGGGTGGATTGCGCGGCGGGAACACGCAAGGGGCGCTGGCAAGGTTCCGGCCTCAATTGCTGAACCAGTTCATTGAACAGCAATATGCTCGCCTCGCCGGTATCACCGAACTGGGCCAGAACGCGGCGGCTGGCGTTGGTTCTGCGGGGCTGGCGACGGGTGCGAATATCGGCAACCTGTTGTCGCAGCAGGGGCTTGCACAGGCGGCTGGCGCGGGTGCGCAGGGGCAGATTTACGGCAATCTGGCTGGTAACCTTGGCGGGATTTTGGCGGGTGCGTTT